AATTGCTGTAGAGATTTGACCCACCCCCACCCGTTGCATTTACTTGTTCGCCACATGGTCAGGATCAATAGGCCAGCCGTCATCGCCAATGGTTGTATCAAAGCCTCGGCTCTCAATGGACTGAATATCACCCGAGTGACAGGTCCAGCATACACTAGCGAGGTTGTCCAAGTCAAAAAACAACTCAAGGTCTCCCTTGTGAGGCTTGAGGTGATGCACCACCGCTGACCTCGGACTGCTCCTGCCGCGTTTAAGTGGAGCCTTACAGCCCTTGTGCTGACACATAAATAAATCTCTGAGCAAAGCCTGCTCACGCAAGATGCGCCATTGCTTTGACTGGTACAATTTTCTGTACTCAGCAGCCTCCGGTGTCCTCCACTTATCCATCAGTGGACAGTGCTACCGTTGGCGCTGGCTTCTTGTATCATCTGCACAACGCAAAGCATCGCAACCATAATTTGCGCGGCGTTGTATCCTTCGTCGTGACATTCATCCATGAAGTCAAACACAGAATCAATAATTTCTGAATCAATCTCCATGCCCTTCGAGATAACAAAAACTTCACTTGACATAGCTCAACCTTCCCTGCTGCGGCGACCTTACTGGCAAACAAAGCAAAAAAGAACCCCCGCTAAAAAGCAGGGGTCCAGGTGAACGAGCGCGCGTGTCTGGGAGGAGATGCGCTGAACGTCACTTATCACATATTTGCGCAAAAGTCTACTCAGGCTCATCGCACTCAGCGCCCAGCGCCATATAGCCAGCGCCATCGCAGCTTGAGTCGTAGTGCCTGCCATTGCGCAACCTGGCTATCTTGAGCAGGGCCATCATGTGACAAACATCAGCCGCGCTGACAGGGTAGCCAAGATATGCCGACCACATAGCAGCAATACAGCCGAAAGACTCGCTTGCGTCACCGTAGTCGGCTGCACGCTGGCCGTTAATAAGCTGAGACGCCTCTTTCAGCACCTGTGTTCTCACGTTGTCTTTCATTTCACTCTCCATCAGGTTCAAAGTTAATCTCGTCATCGTACATTCTGACCGCTGTGATCTTAGCTTTAGGGAACTCATTCACCACAGGGGCCACCAGATCGTCTGTAAGCGCGTTTAAGACGGCACAAACGTCAGACAGGTGGTAGACGGTCCAATTCTTGTTTGCGCGTCTCACGGCGCTTATATCGCCGCTGGCGAGGAAGCAATATATCTTGCCACCCCACTCGCAGATATGCCCGTCAACTTTCGGCGGCTCATGGCCATCCTGCCGAGCTTTCAGGTTCATCATCTTGAGTGCTTTAATCAGGCTGGTAGCCAGATCAACGCAAAGTGCGGCATCCTCGGCGGCCATCGCGCCTTCTAGGTCATCACGCAGCTCACGGTATCTGACGGCGTATGCTGGCGGCACACAATTGACCAACGTATCGCCCCACACTTTTGACGCCGCCGCTGACGCGAAGGTAAACGGCTCAACCGCTGCGGCTACCTTTCTATTAATCGGCTTGGCATGGTCGGTATGCTTGCTCTCAAACGTGCCACGATTGGCCATCGCCTTGGCTGTCTTTTTAGCCATTAAATTTCTCCCGACACGCTACGACGATTGCCTTATAGGCAAATCGTCGTTTTCGTAGGTCATGTCCAATCATACGATTTTGACTACGATTAGCTACGAAAAATACGAAAAACGTGTTTATATTGTGTAAAATCAACAACATGGAAATCGTAGCAAAATCGTACATCATGTGACCCTGCCTTCCTTGGCAGAAATCCATATTTTGCCCTCATTTTGCACCATATAGCCGCTTGAGATTAGCCCTTTGATGGCCGCCGTGTAGGCTCCAGATGGGTTGGCGGAGGTCATTTTACCCCTGGCAAACTCCCTCAAACTCTCTTCATCAATGCACCAGAAGCGCCCACTTTCGGGCCAGCCTGGGCCAGATGGATTCTCGCCGCCGATACCTTCGCCGCGCAATTGCTTGAAGGCTGACACGACAACTTTCTGGTTTGCACCGCTTGGCCGCTTCTGGTTCATGTCTGCCACATCGTCTGGATCGGCCTGCTCAATGGTACAGGTTGTGACCACATCGCCGTCTTCATCCTTGCCCAGTTCATGCACACGAAGGTTAAACACAAACGGCTCTTGTGGCTCCAGATCACGCTGTTTGGTGGCTGTAGCCGTGCGCAATGCCCCTTCAACTTCCAGCTCAATTTCGGTGTCTGTGGCGGCTCTGAGCGAGCTGTGGCCGCGCGCCCCCTTGGCTGTGTCTTTGCCGCTGTGATGGACGATCATAATATGTGCGCCTGTGACTTCGCGCAGGGCGTCTGCATTGGCAATGAAGGATGTCATGTCTGTCGGCCCGTTTTCATCGCCGCCAGCCATTGCGCGAGATAGCGTGTCGATCACGATCATGGACAGCGGTTCACCTTTGTCGGCCTCGATTTGCTTGCACAGTTCAATCAGGCTTGCCAGGTCGGCCTCTGGTCTCAGCAGATCAACTGGCGATGGCCTGACAGCCAGCGGAGCGTCCGTTATCCCGTACTGTTTGCGCAGAGCCACGCAGCGTGACTGAAATGCGTTGCCGCCCTCGGTGGCCAGGTATAGCACTGGTCCGCCCTTAACCTTACTTCCCTGCCATTCAACGCTGGCTGATATGCAGAGCGCCATATCAAGACAGAAGAACGATTTGCCGACGTTGGATGGCCCATAGACCACTGACATCTGACCTCGGCCCAGCCAGCCTTTAATCAGGTAGGATGATGTCAGCACTGGTTCTGCGTCCTTCAGCCAGAAGATCGGCTTTTGTTCTGCGTTGGGGATGATGATTGTAGCTTTAGGCTGCACTGGCTCAGGCTCTTCGTCAGGGACAATATCAAAGTCAGAGTAATGGTCCACGGCGGCTTTCACGATCTCTTCGCGCTGTTTGGCTGGCGTTGGCCGGATTTCCTTACCGTATTCTCTGACAGCATCTGACATCCTGCCGCCATGTTCAAAGTGCGCCCATATGTCAAAGGCGTCACCATAGCAGAACTCACCGCTGGCTTGACCGATGCCGGATGCTCTGTCGGAGCCTGAGAGGCTGACCCAGTGCGTGCCAAAGTCCTTCGTGGCAAACGATCCGCTTGACTGCATTGGACTGCGATAGCTGTCTGATCGGCCTTTGCGCTCATAGCCGTATTTAAGCATGATGTCAGATATGGTGTGACGCTGGTTAAATACGTCAATCGGGTCATCGCCGTCGTATTTGCTGCGATTTTCCTCTCGCTGCTGTGCGCGCAGTGACCGCTCTGCTGCGGCTCTTTCTGCTGCGATTGCTTCATTCTTCCGGCGAAACTCTAGGTTTGCCCATATCGTGCTTTCGGCTGGGATCAGCAGGCCACCGCCTCTGTGGCGCACACCGTGGTAAAAGCTCGGCTCGTTACGCTCATCTCTGCGCGCTGGCGGCACGTTGGGAAGATAGATTGGCTGCCCAGTGCGAGATAACGAAGCGTCACAAGTGATATTTTCCTGCTGCATAAGATCAAACAGTGCGAGCTGTGCGTCGGCATAATCTTCACCGCTGATCGGCTCGGCCAGGGGAATTAGCACGCGCCACTTGCGGTTGTCTTCGCTGGCCCCTGACGACGAATATATCAGTGCGGATGCGTCACCTGTAACTGTGGAAACGGCTGTGCGCAGCTCGGTTAGCGAGGGATCACCTTCATCCACGTCTAGGGCCAGCATCCAGTATTCTCCATGCTCGCGCTGGATGGCGTGATTTCTGCCATCGTGATCGCGGTATGTTGATGGAATAATAAACGAGGCATCGGCCTTTTCCTTGGCCTGCGGCTCGCTTACGAGGTTAGCCAATTCAGCTAAGTCTATTCCGTCATATTCTGCGTACTTATCGTTTATCTTTGTATCAAGCGCACCGTGCGCTAACAGCAGCTGCTGCTTGCCAACTTGGCTCGTTTTTGTTAGTCTATTCATGTTCGGACCCTTTCCACCAATCACCGGACTTTTTTCCTAGCACCCCCTGCCAGCGTCCCAACTGGCAGGGGTTTTCTTTTGCCTAGAATGGAATTGTATCGTCTCCCAGGGCGTCGGCCATTTCCTGCGCTGGTGACGCTGTTTGCGCGACGGCTGGGCCAAAGTCATCCAAAGATGCGTCAACGCCGCCAGCCATCGTCGTTGGCACTTCGTCAAAGTCATCTAGGCCACCGCCACCGTAGACTGCGTGAGTGACCTGCACGGTGTCAATAAGTAGCGAAATGCCACCTTTGCCTTCTGGATCGGTCACTGGATACGCTGTGACCTTCAGGTTGCCCTTTGAGCCACCCCAGAAAGCCACATCGGCCAGCGGTTGCTTTGAGCCGTCGATAACGCGAGGCTTTTCGTTGAGTGCGCCTTGACCGTTGACACCGTTGCGCTTAGCGCGGAACTCATAGTTTCCGTTCTCCAGCTTTTTCATCCCAAACACCTTGCTGAATGGTGACTTGGTTTGGCATGTCTCATAGTGCGCTTTTAGCTCGGCGTGCAGCTTACCAGCTTCATCCTTGCTCATTTCCCATCCGATTGAGTATGAAGCGCCGGAGGCTGTTGGCGCGCATTCCTCGGACTTTTTCTCCGAGGTGTTGAAGCGATAGGTCGCGTTGAGGCGAGGGTATTTGAACTCGACGTTGCGAACCATTACGCTTTTGAAGTCTGTTTTAGCCATAGTGTTTTCTCCTAGTTAAATGTCGGCCTGAAGCCATCGTGGCAGATCAATCACGTTTGTGATGTCTGACCAACCAGTGTCCCACTTCTGGGCCTCGTTGGCTTTTGCAATCTTGCGCAGGGTCATGTGCATTTCGCCCTTGGCCCAGTCAAGATATTCCTCATGTATGATATTTGTCGAGAGCGCGTGTGCGCCTGATTTCTCGACGTGAACGAATACGAACTGTG